TATTAGGTGCAGGAAAGTCAGGGTCTGTTGTGACTGTAGGTATACTAATAGTCGTAGCTTGGTGTAAAGCGGCGAATTTTATAGATGTTAATAATTCATCCCAATTCGCCGCTCTGACTTTTGAACCAGCAGTCACAAGAGTCACTAGTAGCTGTGATTGGCCATAACCTGAATCACCTGCCCCTAATCCAACAATCTCATTAATATCATTTGCGAAACCATTGAAATCAGATGCTCTGATTTTGCCTCCCAGATAGTAACTTTGTGGTGCCATTTAATTTGTCCTCAGTATATTATTCTTTTATTATAATGTGTTCGTAACTGTGAAAGATGGATTAGATATACTTACTGATCCACTTGCGTTTGTAAGTTTCAACGCAGACACCGAAACAGTCGATGTACCTGGTACTGTATCTTGACCAGTCCATGACCATGCGCCACCATAACCTGAGCCTGAGCCAGAACGTGCTACGTGTGCGTCTACTAGACGTACTGTAACATAGATGTCTGAGCCAGACTTGTATGCTGAAATATCTGCATAGTTAGTACTATAATCACCATCGTTAGCATATTCGCGTTTGATATATGCGTTTGATGTTGTTAAATCTGAATATTTTTTACGTGTTGATGTATCAAGATTTGTTGAGTCTGTTGCACGTGCTGAAATACGATATGTTCCCATTTCACCAGTTAGTTGTTCCCATGATGTACCTTGTTGGTTACCTGTTGGGTCGTCGTGTGACATTGAAACACGAATTTCACCACCAGCTGCGAACCATGCATCCATAGTTGCAGTTGAACCAAATGATACACGTGTAATTGTGTCACGTGTGCCGTTCCAGTTAGAAACAGTTTGTGATGTTTCTGTTACTGCTGTCATATCCCAACCTGAAGAATAACTCCAAGGTGCAACAAAACGTGCATTGATATCACTTTCGAATGTCGCTGCTGAGCCTGCATAGTGTGACCATGCAACTGTTGTCCCTGCATTCACTGCTGTGAAAGGGTTCGAAATGTTATAATAGTTTGAAATTTTTGCTGCCGCTGAGTAAAGTGAATCGAAGTATGCATCGTCGATTACGTTACCTGTAGTTGGGTTGCCAGCAATTGAGTGACCTTGATTGTAACCGCCAAGAACACCTGTTCCGTTAAGAATAGTGTTCATCTTGGTACGTAGGCTTGCAAACGGGTCATTTGCATTAATTGTATCTCCTACAGCCATATTTTGCTCCTAAGTTGACTAGTCGTTTAGTTGGCTTGCGCCGTTAAAAACCAAGAAAGATTTTCCGGATTCTTTCTTAATTAATTTGTATTGTAACCGTATAATCGATTACGATTGTTCTATTCGCCGATAATAACACTGGATGGAAAGTAACATGTGTTAGCATCAATGTTTTATCTTCGTCCAAATCCGACCAATCGTTTGTATCATTAATTAAATTGCCCGATAATAGTGCAATTTCATCAAACGTGAAAGTTTCTGATACTGTTGAATCATTCTCTGGAACTGTTTCATTATTCATATCAGCATATTGCTGATGATCCATTTCTACTCTAAAATTAATCTTTGATGTATTATCAGGAACAATTTCGCCCTCTCCCATGTCTTGTCCTGGGAAATAAACTGTATTGTCTGTTCTTTGTTGATAAGTTTTAGCGTATAATGTTGAATTACTTGAAGTGATAGGCAGTTGGTCGTAAATGCCAAATACTCTAGGAGAGCGATATGAAAGTGTTGTAGTTGAACTACTGCCGCCGTTACCGAACGCCATCCAATTTACAAAAGGTGCAGAACCGCCAGTATTCACATCAACTGCGGATCCAGCCAATGCACTCGCAAGTACATATGCCATGTTACCTGGGTGAATGGCATTTCTCTTTTGTACAAGAATGTCACCACTATCTTTATCAAAGATTTTAAGTGTGCCGATAACTTGTGATTTAATATCTTCGTTAAACATTCGTATCTCTCTTTATCAAATTCTAAGTATATTTATCATTTTACCTTAGATGTCTTTTCTTATGTGTCCCCATGCGAGTAAATCTGGTCCGGAGAACCCAATACGTAAATTGTATTGCCATTATCTACACTTGTAGCAACGCCATTATAGAGACCGCGCTCTGAAATTCTCAGATTATTTGTAGATTTACTATCATATACCATGAACTCTACGTTTCCATTAATATCTTCAACGGCAACTAAACGTATAGTTTTAGATTTTGCCGCTTTGAATTTAGATGCTTGGTCAACAACTAGAGTTTCGCCATCGAATGATGAAATTGTACCAGTGTCAGTAACAGGAATGTGATATCCTCTTCCAAACTTATCATACACGTAAAACTCTTTTTTGTCAAGTGTTGTTCTTGTTTCATCTGTGAATGTATCTACTGTTACGATTGAAGCATCTCTCGCTGATGCACTAAATTCACCAGTATCAAATCCGTCTGCACTGTATGTATATTCAATATCATTACGTAGGAACTTTCCACCTAGATATTCACCGTCTACCAATGGCTCAAATAAACTTGTGTCTGTTACTTCTTCATCGCCGCCGTCAATGCCGTTAAGTTCAAATCTACTATGTTCACCAAAGAACTTAGTGATGCGCATATGATGCAATGCATCAACTGTTAGGTCTGCTGTTTCATCTGTGGGATAGATACGTTCTGTTTTTCTAATCTTTGTATGATATGGTTTTGTTTCCATTACATAATCAATTGTGTCTTGATATGTATCACGCTGGTAGATAGCATATTGACGTAACGACTTATTGAACATAGTTAAGTCGATGTAACTAGTTTTAAATATCCAGTCTGGGTGTGTTCTTTCTGTGTACATGTATTCAATCATATCAAAGAACACTGATTTAATTTCAGAAACTTCTGCGTATTCATAAATCATATTCATTAATTCGTGCAATTGTACACTAACCTGATTAGCTGTTAACTCTGTAATACTAAAATCTAAATCAAGAACTGAATTAGTTTTGTGTACTAGTCTAATTTCTCCGTCGACTGGGAAATAGTATTCATCTACATCTGGTAGTTCAACTTTAAATGATGATACTCCACTTTTATATAATGCAATCATATCAATGTTGCGAGTACGGGACAGATATTCAAATGTCTCAATCGTTTCATACTCTTCTGCATAATGCCAATCATTTGTTGCAAATATACCGTGGTCTAATACAATATAATCTTTATACATTGGGAAGTCAGTTGCAATCATTCTTTTAGATAGTGTAGAAAGAATACTACTTGCAAAGTTATCCCTTGCTTCTGTAATATTTGCAAACCAACTATCATATGCAGAAACATGATATATACGCACTACGTCATCTTCTAATATGTCTACTGATGTAAGTATCGTCACTTCATTAATATCAATAACAAAATCATTATCCGATACGATTACATTATTGACAGTGACCACGATATCATTATGTGTAAGTGAATTGTCGCCAATCCAATCATATGTGAATACAACACCAGTAGGAGTGATAGCTGTCGCTGATACTTCAAACTGTTCGTAGTGAGAAATTTCACTATTCGCAATGGAATTCTTAAGGTCTTGTAAGAATACATCTTCCATTGGCGCACTTGATTTGCGTGAAACTAGTTCCCAATCAGTGTGGCGTGTTTCTCTATTATTGTCTATATTGTATTCGATTGAATACGTAATTGTATCTGATGTTAGTATATTTGCATTATTAGAAACGATAACTGTATCACCATCAACTGGGAAGAATTTGTTTACAGTTGTCGGTGAGGCAATCATCATTGAGATTTCTTCAACTGAAAACTCTTTTGTATATCTTGCTTCATCACCAGTTGCAATCCAGTAATAATACTTTGTTACAGTTTTGTTTTTGATACTATCAAAATATGTTTCTGTATTAAATTGTGAAACTCCGTCTGGAAGTTTTTCACTTGTTACCCACTGCTTCACTACTACTTCTGAGCCCGGAACGATCTTGCCCCAGAAACGTTTTGCATAATTAATATCGATATTGCCATTTGCATCACCATAGTCATCATATCTATAATAACGTGTTAGATTAGTATCCCACCAGATTTTACCTAATGATTGTGATAACCACAAATCACTGTTCAAAGTAACATCATATTTTGCAGGATCATTCCAATCTACATAATCTATATCTTTAGCAATTGAACCTGCAATCTTAAAGTTGATCGGATCAAACAATTGATAATCATAGAATTCGTCGCCAGATTTTGCAACTATACGATTTACATAATCAGTGTTTACTGGCTTAGAACGTCTGTTTAGAATGTTTAATGCACCATATTCATCTCGCTTTAGCACTGCCCAGCCCAAATTTAAATATTCATCTGTCCAAATTAAACTTGCATCGTTTAATCCAAGTTCTGCGTAGAACTCATCAAAATCATCACCATTAAATCTAGGAGTAAAGCGAACAGATTTCCAACGCATAACTTTGAAATCTGCGTTACTAGTAACACTCGTATATTCGTTTGATAGTCCAATTTTATCAAGCATTGTTTGGGTTGTGCCAGAGAATGTCATTGTATTATTTTCACTTGTGAAAATCATTCTGCCGTCACTTGAAATATTAACCGTAACATTATCTGACGCATCGTTAATTTGCTCTTTAAACTCTGCTGCACTGGAACTTAATGTATTCGTATTACTATAAGTTCCAACTGCTATTCCCAAATCATTCCAAGCATTGCCAGTAATATCACTTAGAACGACACTACTCTCATCACTTGTGATTAAAACACGTCTATCAAATTTTTGTGCTATTGTTCCTGGTAAGCCACTTAGTGCTGTATTCAAATCTGTAATAATGCTATCAATAGAATCTACTTCTACTGATGTTTGTACAAAACCAAGTCGCAACATTGATCCAGGAGTAGAAGAATTTTCTTCAATAAGAATGTTAGATGCACTAGAAGAAATCTTTAACTTTCCAACTACAACTGATGCCGTGATGTTAGGAATGTTAAGTGAATTTATTTGTTGTGCAACACTAGATGCGGTTGGATTAGAATTAGTTTCGTATGTATTTGATGGGAACCCTAAGTCATTGAATGCTGATCCTGACAATGTAAGTTCATCCGCATCTGTTTCGATAATTAATATATCCCCCGATACATAGGAATCTAAGTATGTTATTGAATTTAAGTCATCTGCTATATTTGCAAGTTTGCTCTTAATAATAGAACTAGAGCCAAAGCCAATATCAAGTAATGCGTTACCTGTCATCGTAAGTTGTGCTGTAGAACTAGTAACTACGACAAAAGAAAAACTGTTAATTGTAGCTGTTACTGGTGCGCCACTGGAATTGATTTCATCGATAATATTTTGTGCATCAAGTACAACTGCATTATGCGCTAGTGTGATTTCTACACTTTCACTGCCCGCCATTGCAGGTGTATTAATTGTAACTACTTGTCCAACTACTGTAAAGTCTGTAGTTGCTACACTATCTACTGTTACTGATGCTACACTCCAAGTAGTAGGAGAAAGTGTTTGTTGGGTAATAGTAAAATCTGTTTGTGCTGCGATAGCAGAGAACGTTTCAGTTTCATCTGCTGGAGTTGAAGGAACGTCAAAGTTGACTGTTACACCATTAATTCTAATTTGCTTTGTTTCTGTGATTGTAGGATTTGCAATTGAGCCAAAAACTTGTATATCTCTAACCGTAACTGTGTCATTATTTCCATTAGATGATATATCTAATTCTTTGCCTGTATCTATATCTGTAGTACTCGTAGCTGTACTTTCTGCACGTATACTTTGCGAAGCACTGTAGTCGATAGTAACCGTCTCACCATTGATATCAATCTTATCACCCGCTAAACTCGCTACCGTCTGTGTTGCTGTTGCATTGGTTCCGCTAAATGTTACAAGTGTATTTGTATTTGCAATTAGACCGTCATCACCATATACAACGATGCGAACTTGTTCGCCTTCACTTACGATTGGGTCTGCGGTTGCAGTATTTCCACCTATCGATATACCTGCACTTGTACTACCTGATCCTGGCACATATGTAAATATTTCACCATCGATAACAAGAGTGTCACCCGAAAGAATAGTAGGATTAGAAACATAACCAATTGCTTCAACTCCGATTGAACCTGATGTTGGTATATAAACTGAGTTGTCAGTTGTTGTGTCAATCTCAACAATAAGAGGTTCGTATGTTTGGTCAAACACTAAGTATTCATAAATTGTAATACCATTGGACACACGTGTTCCATCACTCACAAGATAATAGTTGCCTTGAATTTCTGGGTCTACGTTACCGTTAATGATTTTAAGATAAACTGTTTCGCTTGTATTAACTTCATTTGTTAGTGAAATTTTCAATTGACCATCTGATGTTTCACTAATAAAGTTAATTTCAGCAACTTCACTTAATCTCTTAACATCCCAGTCACGTTCTGAGTCAAATCTTACCCATGCAAGATCGCCCTCATAATATGGAAGTGTAGAAGTTACTAGAGTGTCTGAATCTTGAACAACATAATTAACATCTGATGGGTCAACGTAACCAGCAGTTTTGATTGATACACGTTTACCAAACTCAACTGTTGGAATTTTGTTATCCATATTAAAGTGAACAACATGTGGGTCACTTACAATATCAACTGTATTGATTGTAGAAGAAACTGATAGATTGTTATCAAGTTTACCATAATCAGCAATCTTAATAGCCCACATATCACGATGTTTCAAATCTTCAAAGTTAGAATTGAAATTTATAATTTTATTGATACTTGAAACTGTTGACTTATTAGCTATGAAGCCTCTGTAGAATTCTAACTGAGACTCACGCTCTACGCCATGATTGGTGAGATAAGTTCTCGGCGAGTATCCGATCTGATTTGATTTTAAGTTGTTTATATTCTTTAGACTTTGGTCTACGATTGTATCTCTATAGTAACGTGTCTCGCTAACCATTGTTTCTAAGTTAGGAACAAGTTCGTTCTCATACACAATGTAACCATCCGCTGCAAGTGTACCGTCCCAATCTGTTGTTCTGTTACAATCTACAATCATACGAAGGTTTCTGTTGTGTGAGAATGGATCATAAATTACGTCACCGTAACTGTCTACTCTATCAACAACAAATGCTTGTTCGATATCGGCTACATCAAGTTTAATACCGTAAACTGGAGTCGTACTTTCCCAAGTAATTTTTGAACCGTCTGAGTTAAATGTAATCTCTGTGTCTGGTAGTTGTCTGCCATTTTCATCTACTACACGATAATAGTTTTTATTTGTTTCTCTGCCTATAGTTGCAACGCCGTAAGGAGCTTCAAATGATCCACTTAGTAGTATCGGAGTTAATGTAATGAAGTCTCCTGGCTGATGTACTTCTGCACTCCAGTCTAAGAATTTCTCTAACAATCTTTCAAAGTCAACAACACGATTGTCTTCATCTACGTCAGTAAAGTCCCAGCCGATTGCTTTAAGGTATGATTGATACCCAACCATTAACTGTGCTACTTCATCACGTGTATTAAGAATATCACCATAGTTATATGATTTGATTTGATCTAGTAGAGTTTCACTGTATCCATTAGCTTCTACTTTGTTTACTCTAGGCCATTCTGGGAGTAGCTTCCAGTTTTTAATATCGTCATCAAATAGTGAACTAGCTGTATGATTAACTAGCGAAACATATGGCTTGTTATTGTAAACTGTATAACTATCTTGTCTGTAGTATTCGCCACTTGACCAAACATTGATATTAGCTTGGTCGCCGTCTGTTGACCATACTTTTTTCTTACTTGTTTTATCCCAATCTAAAGTAAAGAACATAGGATTGTAATCATCATAACCGTGAATACGATATCCAAACTCACGTATCTTGGGTTGTGATATCAGTGTCCACATTGTATAATCAAATTTAATTGAGTTTGCTGTTTCTTTAGCACTCTCACCAGTTGTTTTACGTTTGTAATATTTGTGATCATATGGATTCAATACAATATCACCTGCATTATAAGTTGCAGTATCGTTCATATCATATGTTGGGTACGCTACATCTGTGGAAACTTTTTCGATTACGATTGCAGAAAAACTTTCTGAACGATTAGGTTCACCTGCGTGTACAAATAAGTCGTAATTGTCACTAGGAATGTCGGTATAGAGACTATTAGATAAACTTGAATTTTCAGATGATAGTTTAAAGTTATTAACGAACCCACCTAGCTTTGAACCTAATTTAAATTCATATTGTTCACGCTGTGCTGTGATAGCAGATGTACTAAACCCTTCACGTACATGATAATATGAAATTATATTATCTACTTGTGTCGCATAGGTATCCAATACTTCAAACGGCTTAGTCAAAATCATTAGTAAGAATTCTACAAAAGCATATTCACTACTACGTCTCCATGCCATTTCAACAGGAGATCCGTCTCCGAATTCCCAGTCTTGATCCATAGTTGAAATTTCTGCTGTTGTAATTGCGCCACCAAAAAACAAATCGTTCATAGTAGCAATTTGTCCGTAGCTATCTACTGGTACTGGCCAGTCTTTGTCGTATGCGGCTTTTAGATTTTCCCAAAAAGAAATCTGTGTATAATTAGTGCCATGTACATCAAAATTATCTGGTTTCTGTGATAGACCAACTGTTACCCACGGTTCAACTACTGGGTTGTCTGTGCCATATACATATTGTAAAATGCCGCGCCAATGTCCAGGTGATTGATCGTTGATAGAACGATAGTTCCATGTCTTCCAGTTGTCTGGGTCGAATGTATCATTATATAGATTATCGATATTATTTCTAATCATCCACTTCTTAAAGAATGGATACTGTATATATTTTTTCTCTGCAATTGAATATTCAATTGTTGCATCACGGTATATACCGTAGTCGAAATGCTTAATCGCATCGTCTGATGTAGAAGATGCAATTCTATTATATACAAGAGTTTCGAATTCTAGTAGAATATCATCTGTTCTATCGCCCCACGCTGGTGTTACAGAACCATCATGTCCTATAATCATTTCAGTTGTCGGGATGTATTCGATGTCAGTTACACGTCTTGGAACATATAATGCATTGATATCCAACTTAGTTGAACTAGGAGGAATAAATGTTTCAGAGATTTTTTCAAAATATCTTATCTGTATCTCATCATCTGTTTGTGCTGTATATTCAACAAAAACAATTTCACTGCCTTGAAGTTCATAATCTGTGATATTCTTTTGTAGAACGCCATTAAGATACACAGAAAGTTTTTCTGTATCAATAACATCTGCAATCATATCATCTGGTATCGGCTGAAAGCGAGACCCAACAACAATATTAATATCACCTAATGTATAGTGACTTAGTGCATCGCCAAAATTAATCATATTAGTTCCGTCAAATACACTAATACTTGAACGCTTTGCTAATGAGATTTCTTTGATCGCTTGTTCTAAAATTTCAGTAGTTGTTTTCGTATCACTACTAGTGTCTTCTAGTATACCTCTTACAACTGTTACTAATTTATTTTTATAATTGCTATATGCCGATGACAAGAATTCAACAGACTTAACTGGATCATAATCATCGCGTGTTACTGCAAAGTATGCTTTCTTAATATCAACAGAATTACGAACTAACACACTGCCCAAATTATTGAAGCGTGTCTTATCAGTATTATCGCCAATATGTCTAAAGTTGTTTACGCCATTAGCTTCGCCAGTTAACCCATCCGTTGTTTCAATCAGTCTAATCATATGTTCGTAAACTGTTGAATACGTCATCTCTTTAAGATTGTGATATTCATTATCTGTGTTATACTCAATCGATGGGTCAACACGTTGCCACACAAAGTCACCATCTACTACAACATTATCCTCTGTAGCATAATCAATATACACATACCCTTCAACTGCATTATCAAATTCAATTGCACTGTTTGAATAGGTATAGTTACCAAGTTGTTTAATGCCATCTACATACACATCAATATCGTTTTCACTCATCGGCGCTTGTGTAAGCTCTACTCGTTCCACAGATCCGGTACCAACTTCATGTCTTAGATTTCTGTAATTAAATTCACATTCTACATACATAGGCTTAGAATAGTTTACACCAACCGGCAAGTCAATTCTAAAATTAAATTCACTGTTATAATCACCTGCTTTTAATTTTGCATTAAGACCAAGTTCAATATCAAGTGGGTGTAAGTCACTAGTGACATATTCGAAAATACTATAATTGTTTCCATCATCTGCTACAAATTTTGGTGCAACCCATACGTCATCTGTTACACCATTTGCTAATTCAACGTTAGCACCGAATTCAATAATAGGGCGTTTTGCCTGTTCGATATATTGTTTATTCTCACTTGTGATAAACTCACGAATATCATCATAGTGATACCACGCATTGTTATCACTCCACCAGTTACTGGTTGCCGCTTTATCAATTGTAACATAATGTTTATGTATACTATCTTGTGTTCCGTCTGTAAAAAACCCAGGACTTACCCAATAATATAAACTCCAGTTTGCAAACTTGTCTGCATCAATCGGTAAATTCACTGTAAAAGATTTTGACTTAAACAATCTTCTATGGTCGTTTGTCAGCATGCCTTTATTAAACATTGCATTCAGCAAGTCATCATAGTACACATTGTCATTTATATTAGTATTTGAGAATACAGGTTCTAGTCCGTAATTGTCACGCTGAAACAAATGTTCAGGGAATGACATATAAACATCTTTGTCACTATAAATACCTTTCTCTTTTCTACCAAGGAATGCTTTTTCTTTTTGCATCGATCCTTTAGAAAACGCACGTTCTAGTGTAGCATCAAAGATACTTTCTAGTTCACTATTGCGTAAGTGTGCTGGGAGAAAGTTATATATTTTATTCGCCATTATTATTCACCTGTTAATTCATTGTCTGCGATTGATGAAATTATTTTTACATCTTTTGATGTTACTACGCTCAAGAAAATCTCATGCGGTTCACAATTAATACTTAGCAAGTTCTTGAAATCGTTTCCTGAATATTTTGGAGTAATCACAACACTTGAAATGTAATCTGAAAGTTCTTGGTGTAGATATGCTGCTAATTCTGAGAAATAGAATTGATCCCCAAAGTCCCAATTGTCTAAGTTAAAATATTCATTGACTTTTTTAGCAACTACACTTTTGATTTCACTGTTAGTATAAGCGGTTCCGCGTTTAGCAATAACTTTAAACACTGCTTGATTCTCTGCATCTGCATAATCACCAAATAACATTTTGAACTTAACTGGAATATAACTTACATGGTCACCAATTGCTGCTTTGTCTTCTATTGATTCCATAACCTTGCGAAGTTCAAAATTATTAGGAGATGCTGGGATAACATCACTGAATCCATTTGCAATCCACTCGTTAATATTTCTAACGTAATCTGATGTAAGAACATACATGTCAATAATATTACTTGTACTTGGATCTATACGTTTTTCTACATCGGCATAATGATCCCAACGGAAACTCATAAACGTATCTTCGACATAACTACGGCCCATAACTACACGATAATGAACATCGTTATAATCGATTTCAGTCCCATCTTCATTAACTATTCCATATTCAAAACTAGTAGTCCATATACCTGAAATCTTACGCTTCCAAACATTTGTTTCTGGGTTATACCAAATAATAGCCGTAGACGGAAGTGCTTCAGTGTCATTTGCTGCAATAGCACGGCTTGATACTTTTTCGTAAACAACACCATCTTGTGTATAATCTTCAAGTATAATGTAAGATGCGACTTCGCCATCGAACACGTTAAGAATACCATGTGGGTCCTTTTCTGAGTCCATATGTATCACTTTAACCTTCGAATAATCTGTATAGCCTGCATCGGTAATAAATTTATCATATACGTAACTTTGTACATCTTTGTATGATTGTACTTTTACATTAGTTCTATATGTAACATCAACTGCGGCTTCAACTTTAACTGTGAATATTGATAGGTCTGCGATACCCACTCCTGCAATACTCACATCAAGTAGTGTACCTTCACCAGGATCAAATGTCCAGAATGTAATTGTATATGTTGATGCATCTACTTCTAGATCCCAATGATTTCTAGAAACAAATGTACCATTTGGCATCTGAATTAATATACCTTCTTCTGTTAATACTGTAGTAGAATTAAAAACGATTTTACCATACGCTAATTGTTTCCACTTAACGTCATTATCATTTAAGTCAATGCCCCAACCATCATTTCTTGGGAATTCAAAATCATACATGTTACCGTTGATTGTGGTAAAATACTCAGTCTGTACCCCAATCATTGGATGCGATGCAGTGTCAATTGTTTCACTTTCTGGAAGCTCGTTTTGGTCTACCCAAATAAAGTTTGAACTGTCACTTGCATCTGAAAAATATGATGAGCTAGGAGTTCCTTTAAATCCAGTATCAAGCAAATCTGCTGAACTCAATGTTACAGTAGAGGACGTTGATGCAACATTTGCAGCATCTGACGTTTCGACATTAACTGCTAGTGCAGGGTAAACATACTCATCACTTTCTACAACATCTACATCATTTTCTACTACACTAGATTCACCGACAAACCCAGACGTATCTCCGATATCAAATGAGATTACATACTGCGGATCTTCTCCGATTATTGGTACATCACCATTTATATCTAATTCAGGAGTTACCGGATATTCAATGCCCAATGGAGATACCAAATAATGCTGTGTACTTCTATGTACAATTTGTCCTGGGTGTCCGTTGATAAATTCTAAAGTCTCATTTGCGCCAGTGTACTGATATACCGCATCAAATGTTGCCCCGTTGCCATCTTGTATATAGTTAGTAATTGGCGCGTGTCCGATTGTAACGATATCTTGTTGCACATTTTCTACTGCAACTGAATCAGCTTGCACATCATAATAGTTAATTAGAAGCTGATCACGTTCTGCTAAATTAGTTTCATTGTCAACCACCATTTCATTATTACCATAATAGAATTTAACTTGGTCGTTACTTTCAAATACAATACTTTTACCAGTGAAACTTACTGAATATTCAGCTTCATTATCTCTGATACCTGGATTATATTTCAGTTCTAAAAATACATCTGTTCCCGGAACGAGTGTAGTTACCTCATCATGTACTTTCCAACCCCACTTTACTCCATCAAATACATATTTGATAATAAATGATGACACTGAAAGGTCTTCAATCTTTTGAGATTTAATACTTGCAATTTCTGTATCTTCAAAACGTGTTCTATAACCTCTAACAATAGCTTCTATCTGACCAGATAGTTCTGGTATAATGTCTGTAACTTCAAAGTTGTCAAAGTTTGATACTGGTGCGGTTGCACTATAATTCATACGTGTCCAATATTCTGTTTCACTGTCTCCTACAAGTTTAACAAAGTCACCAGAACGTATACCATTAACCATAGTAACACGAGGCACAATAACTTTAGGATCAGTCGGATCAATATCAAATGCTTCTGGCGCTAAAGTTAAATCAATAACTGCATCAGTGTTTGTTTTGTTTACAGAATAAAAAAGATTTACTAAACTTGGATGACGGATTGCTTTTGAAATTTCGTTTCTAATAAAATCAGTAGCATTGCCATTTTGTCTATTAAAACGTAAGTTCATCGTAACTGCATCATCGTCCATATATACAGAACCGTCTGTGCCAGTAATACTAATATTAGAATGATGTCCTGTTACATCGTCCATTTCAAAGTAGCGTGAGTTACCTGCATATGTTGTGTTTACTGATTTTACTTTTGATACGATATTTGAACCAAGTGATAGTGGCAGAACATTATAGTCTTGTGCGTTCACCATTCTATCTTGTGCATAATATGAGCGAGGTGCAATACGTCTTACACTTGTATAAGACTCTGCTGCAAAGTTTTCTGAGAAATCACGTGTTGATGATAATGTAAGAACTAATCTATAATTCTTTTTGTCTGCGCCTGTATATGGAATAGAAATTGTTTTTTCTTTAACATCGTTTCTATCTACTCTATAGTTTTCATTATCTGCTGCACGATACCAAACGCGATAGTTACCACTTGCTGCATTACCAAATACACCATCGCCATAATGCAATTCAATCGCATTGTTATTGATTGTATTTACGCTTACGATATCACCGTTACCGTTACGAAGTGAGTTATAAATTGCTGTTTCTCTTGTGTCGTTATCTACCTTAGTTACACTAGATGAATATGTGTTTGTATTATCTACTCGTTGTACCCAAACATCAGTGTTCGAAATATTATTAGTCGCAACTGTTTCAATAAGATTTGAGATTTTTGTACTATATGAAAAGTTTTCAAACTGTAGAGTACCTGTCTTTGCATATACAAAGAAGCCGGTTCTATCACTTGCTGGGCCTAGTTTATCATTTCTGTTTACAATTGTAAACTTCTTTGTTTCAATTGGTTCTGCTTCAAGAATTTTGTCATCTGTAAATTCAGTACGCACTGCTTCAAATCTTCTATTCTTACCAGCTACTGGAGCTTCAAAAGCGAATGATACTGCACGTGATGCATCTGTTTCATTAAGTTCATAAAGATAATTCTCAACACCAGCAACTACCATACTTGCCATTGGGTCTTGAATTTTTGATGATGTAGTAAGTGCAGCATTGATAACATCAATAAAGTTTTCATACCAATCGGTATTATTAGAGTCATTCCAATTGATTGTACGATTAGCTAGAGAGTTGCCTTCGTTATCTGCAATTGGTTGGTCTGTTGTAATACTTGTAATTTTTAAGAAACCACGTGCGTTTGTAGGACGTGTCTTATTATATCCTAACGTCTTAGCCATACGTAGAACACTTTCACGGCGCTCCGCAGTATCTAAGAAGTTTTCACGTGTGTTCATATCAAGTCTAAATGACAATGAATGTCCTAGATATGCAACTAAATCTAAAATTGCAATAAATTCTGAACTTGCTATAAAGTCATTAAACTTGTCTGGGTACGTTGTTGCAACGTAATCAACTAATGCGGCTCTGATTGTATCAAAGTCGTATGCTTTTAAACTTACATTTGTAAACGCTGTATAAACTGCTGTCCAGCTTTCACTTGCAAATAAATTGTCAACTCTTTCTTGACTCATGTTATTCTCTCTCTAAATCTATTTGTAGGATCACAGGTTCATCTTCGTTTACGATTGATACTGTAAGTTCTACGTTTATGGTATGGTCTGTATCTGATATATCAATGTTTTCTAAGTTGACTCTAGGGTCTTCATCGATAATTGCTGTAATATCTTCTTCAATAATATCTTTGATTTCAGGAGTTAACGGTTCAAATATTAGTTCATGGATGATACTACCGTATGTAGGCATCATTATACGCTCACCTTTACGAGTCATGATGTGGTTCATCAAGTCTTCAATAACAAGGTCTTTGCCAGTTAAGACATGATTAATAGCATTTTTATTCTTTGTGCTAAAACCTGAAAATCTAATATTGTTCATGTTATTCTCTCTGTAGTTATTCAATTAAGAGTATTTATCAACGTATAAACTACGAACATAAATATACACATGAATATTGGGATATTAGGGTCAAGTTTTTCAGTAGGATGCCATCACAATTTAGAGACAGGAGAAAACAATCTTGCAGCTCCGTTCGAGTCATGGTTAGAGAAATATCTACCTGAACATGTGTACTATAATAGTGCATGTTCTGGTAAAGGAACTGAATTATATCTAGACAAGATTGTATACCTCAAAGAAAGGCACAACGTAGAATTGATCTTAATAGAGTTAGTTAATAATCGTTCTATGCTTAATGTTAAATCGCAAAATTATGACTTGACAAATATATCAAATGATGTATATAAGAATAGCGCATCTATTTGGGAATATGTACGAGGTATTACACAACCAATTGACTATAAAACTTTTGGCTCTAACAGAGAATTTGATATATGGAAGAGGGTACAAGAGCATATCGCATATAATGAAAATGCATTTGAGTTTTGGGGTATACTAGATTGTCAACAAGCAATAAAGCTATGTGATATGTTAGGCATTCGAGTTGTTACATGGCAAAAGTCATTTGATTTTAGAGAACACATTGAAATCGATGTTAAATTCGATGAATACCCAAATGCACATGAGTATTATATAAGTAGATATAGTGAAGCAGAAATTCTATGCGACCATGTACACTTCAATGATAATACCAATGAAGAAGTGGTACGAGATTTCATAGTACCAGCGATAAAAAATAAAATTAACGCTTGACAACTGAATAAATTACTACTATACTATTAACATACAGATTAGGAGACTCGAAATGGGCAAAATGAAAGAGCTTGCAATGCAAGAGGAACAAATGGAACTGTTCGCACTGGATGGGCTAGACTATTCAGAATACGATGTGAACGTAGACTTTGAATTTGTAGAAACCGAATATGACGGATTTAAAGTTGACTCTATGATTTCATTTAATGAATTCAATACAGAGGTTGCACCAATTGATGTAACATACGAATACTCAGATGTGTATTCACGTGATTGGATCATGTGGGAAGAAACAAAACCCTTGACAACTAGTAGCGAAACTGATATGTTGCGAAATGATATTGCTGAACTAACAAAATCTCTTTATACGCAATATGAACGTGTGAAGGCGTTGACTGAAGAAAATGAAGACCTACGAAATCAAATCGAAGAGTTGAAAACTACAAAAGTACATACTAACACAAGGAAGTTTTAATGCCAAATCTAGTACCAATGGTCGTTGACCAGTCAGCTAATGGCGAACGAAGTTATGATATATTTTCACGTCTCCTTAAAGAGCGTGTAATCTTTTTGACTGGTGAAGTAAACGACTATCAAGCAGACTTGCTTTGCGCACAGTTGTTGTTTCTAGAAGCAGAGAACCCAGACAAAGATATTCACTTTTATATCAATTCACCTGGCGGTGCAGTAACATCCGGACTTGCAATTTATGACACAATGCAATTCATCAAACCAGACGTATCTACTACTGTTATCGGACAAGCATGTTCAATGGGATCATTCTTGGCGATGGCTGGATCAGCAGGTAAACGATATGTTCTGCCTAACTCTCGCACAATGGTTCATCGTGTATCAAGTGGCACACGCGGCACTGGTGGTTCTGTATATGTACAAGAACTTGAAATGGAAGATAACATTCGCCATTTCGAAGAGTCAAAGAACATCAATAAACGACTAACTGAATTGTATGTAAAGCACAACACTAAAGGAAAAACTTTCGAAGAGTTGGAAGCAACGATGAAGTTTGATACCTTTATGACTGCACAAGATGCAGTTGATTATGGTCTAGCAGATATGATGATTGAAGAGAGACCAGCTTAACTAAACCCAGGCACATAACTCCACATTTTAGCACTTCTAATTTTTATAGCGGCGAGGTATTCATCTACTTTGCCGCTATTTCTTTTTATGTTAGTTTGTATTTCATCTGTTATATCATACCAACGTTTCATATTAATTAGTTCAATGACTGAACTAGTTTCAATTTTATCAACACCAATATAATAAAAATAATGCAATAGCGCATCAAACTGTGTTTGCGATAATGGTTCTTTAACAAATTGTTCTAGTACGTTGCCAACATTACGCAACTGTCTTTCTAATATAAGTTTTGCAGATGCGGATGAAATAGTACCTTGTGTTATATCAATTCGTTTCGATGCAACAGTTATATAACCATATTTTAATTCTACATCACTAATCTTATAACCATAACCAATCTTACCATCTGTTGTTTTTAACAGCGGTTCACTATTATTAATGATTGTGTCCTTACTCATTTTAGAAAAAATCAAATCTGTTACTGGATATGTAACTACACGAACATGCGATAGTATATATTTTGGTGTATCAAAATCATAACCAATACCCAAGTACGTTCCGTTTGGCGTCACAACATGCAATGGCAGTTGAATGTAATTTAATAATGATCCTTTTTTCTTATCATAAATCATACCATAATAGTCCTTAACCAACTTGGAGCACCAGCAGCTCTACTTCCCGTTCCCCAATATCTTGCAGAACTTATAGGAATAGTTGCACCTGGTGAGATATCAATATGCATACCAACGCCATCCATATAGCCTGCGCCTGCTCCGATAGATAACGCACCTGCACTTTTTGCAGCTTGGGCAAATTGTGCCGCTATCGTAGTATCACGTGTCATACTTATTCGTCTGCCGCCTCGTCCTTCATATAACCATACATCAGCCGCATAACCATGATCGTGTCTATTCGACCCAACAGTGCCTGTAGTATGGTCTTGCCCGCCAGAGAAAATAACAACATGTAGATTTGTTGCATTAGCCGCAGATAGTAAAATTCTTTCAAGTGCAGGTACAACTTTAAGTCTACGTGTTGCACCTTGGTTTCTATATTCAAGTGAGCCACCTTCACCATCATCAATTACATCTTCAATGTCCGCTACGTCGAGTTGTTCTTCTGCACTATTAGGATCAGGAGCAATTTCTGATGCTGAACTTCCTGGTTGCGCGCCTGCGCTAGGTGGGACATTATTACGTGTCATAGGCTCATGTGATGGCATTGATGATAAAATACTATCATCCAATTGTGTGCTTTCTAAATTCTGAATGTCAGCATGTGATACTGTAGTCATACCCGGTGATTGTGCAGCTTGGGGACCATTTAAGTGCAATAAACTACCAGTAGAAACATACATGTTACTTCCTACTTTAGTATGATTTGATCCAGCACTATCGTAGAATTGTGATCCGCCACTCTTTAAATGTATCTGGTCGGCAGTATTCAAATGATAATCATTACCTGTTTTTATGTGAACATTCTCTCCAGCTTCCATGTTGATGTTCTTGTCAGCGCGAATATTAAAGTCTTTTTCGGCTCTCATTGAAATGGAACCTTGAGCATATGCCATTATCTCACCAGTTGCGCCAATTTCTACCCAGCCGGATCCACTTGAGTTAATCATATAAATTGTATCATTGGTACCATCTAGAATAATACTTGCGCCTGAACCTGTTTGTAATCTAATCTGATTTGGGTGAACTGTACCATCAGGTGCAACAGAACCATCATCCATTGTTAGAGCATTGTTACCGGGCGTTTTCATCCCGAATACTTTAGCGTGTTGTGGATTTTCATAACTTGCATCACGTTGCGGCGATGCAGTACTTTGTCCTCTAACACTATCAGCATATATACCCTGTTGTGCTACATTGACGTTTCTATCACTGTTTTCCAATTCATCTTCTGAATTTTCATTTCGTTCTTGGACTGATGCGGGAGTTGATTTAGCAGATGGAACATCACTATATGCACCCTCGCCTTGTCCAGTACCATCAGCTTGTGCTTGTCCAGAAGCTCCACCTGCTACAACATCCGGAACTTCCTGTGCTACTGCAAACCAGTAACCTCTAGATAGCTCACCATTGTCTGCAAAGAAAACCATAATAGAAACGCCAGCGTCAGACGGCGCAGCGAACATTCCATACGATCCGCCGCTATTACTACCACCGAATGGTGCTGCATATTGAAAGTACATTGGCTCTTCTGGTGTTCCGCCTAATTTAGGAACATATGCACTAACTCTGCCTCTACCTTCTGGGTCTGGTTCACCTGTAGTGATAGCTATATAGATACCACTTTCAATATTTGATAATACAGGAGATTGTCCGTGCTTACGTTCACGCCTTAAAGCTCCCGCTAAACTGTTTGCACCTTGGTTACTTATTGACATTATTAATATTCCTCATTGCGCTTTTCTTCTAATTGTTTTTGCACATCTGCTAATTTTTCTTCGTCTTCTTTACGTGCCGCTGATGTCCAATACCAACTATCTAAGTCACTTTGAATTTCAGCTTCTTTTGCTTCTAATGCAACAATTTCTCTATCTCGTCTTTGTTCTTTAAACTGTACATTCTGTTCTCCGCGTTCTCCGGTAGTTGCTGCTTCAACCATACCATTAACACCTCGCTCTAACTCTTTAACTTCTTGGTATTCTTGTCCTGTCATTTCACTTAGATTTTTGTCTTTCAACTTTTGTCTAAGTTCGTTTTGTATGCGTTGTGCTTTTTCATATTCAATGGGTGTCAGTGTATCCTTAGGTATTTCTGCATTCACACTTCTGAACCCAGTTCCAGTACTATCTGATGTGGATCTGATCCTTGAAGTACGTGATACATATGGATTATTGTCACCAGATATATCAATCATATCCGATGACACAGTACCATCTGATGGATTCTCTACAATTCCATTTGTACCAACATAAAACGATGCCGCATCATCATCTACTTTTCGAGTATAAGAATCTACTTCAGCTTGTGTAATACCATCAATGTCATCTGCATTAAATGTGTCATGTCCGTTAGATATCATATTCTCTTGTATGATAGATATCCCCTCAGGTGTTACCTCTATACCGCTTTCGTTTATATCGTTAACTATTTGCGCATTATCATACGGCGGTTCTCCTGCAATATTTTGCACAATCATTTTATCTATTGTATTGTTCACAGATTGCAATTCAATACACGAGGATTGATTTCCTTGCGCACAATAATATTCAACTTGGCTTTTTGTTTTATTAAACTGTTCTGCTTGTTCTGCCGTTGGTATACCGTCATTTTCAAGTAAGTTATTAGTAAGAGAACGTAGTGCAAGATTTGCATTTGGTGCTCCATCAGGATCTAGTAGCAAACCTACATTGTTATCTGGGTCTATTACTGCTACAGATCCAGCACCAAGTGGAAAGTTGTTAGGGTTAGGAAGTTCTTCTATTGGAACAACAACTGGCGCAGGGTTTTGTTCTCTTCCTCTAGGATCAGCTGCATCTGGGTCGTTTACTATTTGTCCCATAACAGTTTCTTCATCCAAGTCAACAGTTGTTGTACTAAAGAATGGGTTAACTGGCAGAAAACTATCTGGTACTGGTATTCTAATCATATCAAGTTGTTGAACGAATTGTCCATTGCTAAATGAACTTGTTACAGTTCTAACTGCATATAACATAGTTGCTAAATTTGCTATTTTTGTGTTATCATTTTCATCTACACCTGCAGCTTTGTTAGTCACAATAGTAACATAGTTTGCACCATTAATTGCTGTAGGATGACTGCGGTATGTGTCGATAGAATTGCTGTTACCAAATAATTCTTTAGCTGTCTTTGGTGTCAGATAAGTATCAATCCAATATGGGTCACCTTTGATAGTTAACTTTAATTGTTCCATACTGATGTCCATATTTACAGCTTCGTAAAACTTTTCTTTTGCTAGGTCAACTTCTTTCTCATTAGATGAAGTGTAGATTCTCGTATTGCTCTTTTCTGTAAGATATGGTAGAACCCCACGTTTGAATATAACTGGGTTAACTAATAATGCTTCTACAATATCTTCTAACTGTTGAGTAGTTAAAGTTGATATCAAATCATCGTCCAATTCTTCCATGATAATTTGATTACTGTTACTTAACTGTCCGGCGATACCAGAGAAGTTCTCAGATACATCACTTACTTGTGAATTTGCATATGCTGAAAAATTAGCACCAAGTGCTTGCATTGTAACTTCGTCAACCTGTCTTTCAATATCCCGTAATGAAGTATCTACTGTGCTAACCCCAGTTTCCGCAGAGTTGTAACTTTCTAATAATTCATTGTATTTTTCACGTTCTTCATTTATTGTATTCAGAATATCAGGGTCATATTGCTGAGCCGCTTGTAATTGTGCTTGTAATGGTTTGTCTCGTAGTGCTTCTGCGGTAGCGGATGCAAATTGCGGATCTATTCCCTGAGCAAGTAATGCATCTCTTTGTCCGCTAACGATTGAATTAGTTAGTTCTTCACTTGAATTCTCTACTTGTGAGCGTATCGAATCTAAATTCTCAGCTGCCGCAGTTCTATCACCTTCTAACGTAGATAATTGTGATTGTAGTTCTGCTAACTTTGCTTTTGCACGAGGATTTAAATCTTGTATAATTTGCTCGTTGCCTTCAATAAAGCGTTGTGCAAAAGCATCATCTTTTGGCAAGTTATATGCTTTAATCAGTTGACGATTTAAACTAATATTCAAATCTAAGATTTGGTCGTTCAGTCCAGTGAATTGGTAATAATAAATTTTCTTGCATTGTTGTCTATCAAAAATCTCTTTTACCATTTTAGCAGAGTTTGTTATTTTGTTTGCATTGTCATAATTGTTCTGTATTACAATTTGGTTCTTAGTTGTAATAAAATATTTTACATTGTGACCAGCTTCACCACTTAGCGGATTTAATCCGTTTGGCTTAGGAGAAGCGTCTGGTAAAATTGAAACTGTTTTAGTAAATGTGTCTTTTTCAGTAGTAAGTTCAGTTCTAATATCAACAGATTGGATACATATGTCATATAATACATCTATTATACTCAGTCCTGGTGTTATAACTCCAGTCTGTTGTGATATATTAACCGAACCAGTTCTAGTAGCAACTTGGTTTCTTGCAGCACCGCCTACATTTGGTTCATCACCATTCATCATAGACTCGCCGAACTCAGTCATAAAATCATTATCAAATTCAAATTCATATGTATGAATATACTGATTATTGGCAGCGTCTGCCGTACTGAAATCATTCTTTTGTATATTTTCATTTAACGTTGCAAAGAATTCTTCTATTGTTTCTTTTAGTGTTTGTTTGATATCAAACTCAAAATTATGTTGAATAAGATTGACACTACGACTAACTGCATAGTCTGGTGTAATAGTACCGTCGATAGTAGTAATAGTTCCTCTAGCATCTGTACTAGACGGAACATCGCCTACATTTGAAATAACGAATGGAAAAACTTTAGTTAGATTTTGATTTTCACTTCTGATAGTGCTACCATCATCGCTGTATCCTTTAAAGTTCACCTTCAAAAAATACTTTGCGTCTGCAATACTAGCATAACCCGAAAGTAGGGCGGCGTTCATAAGGTTGTCATTAAGACTTGTATTACCAACTTGAATGATAGAGAATGATAATTTTGTTGCAGTGCCAGCAAGCCTAGATACACTACTCGAACCTGCGCCCAAAGATTGTATTTCTAAATCTTGAATATTAAATTCAGTTGTTACGCCTGTTTCTGCAATAGTAATATACTGAATATCACTGCCCGGCCAACTGTTTGAAATGATTGAATCTAAGTCTTGTGTTTCATTCAGCAAGAACTCAGCAGCATCTTTTTGTTTAACGACAAACAGTTCTAAGTGATAGGTATAGTTTTGATATTGGTCAAGAGCATTCTCCCACCATTCATTATTGTTTTCCATACTGGTAACAATGTCACTTAGACTCTCAGCGTTATTATAATTCGTTGCCATTATCTCATCTTATCTATATTTGTTCTGCTCGGAACGTATATCTTTTTTCCAGCACTGAAGTCATCGATAGGATCAATAATATCATCTGGGTTGCGTTGTGCAAATATCCACCAATACTTAGCAGTACCATATATTTCAAAACTGAATAAGTCTGGACGTTTGTCGAACTGTTGTGGAATAGAAACGTATTCATCTAGAGGATCTCTAAACAAATTTCTCTTTGTTTGTATATCAAGTACTCTTCCATATAGTACACTAGTTTTGCTCCATGGCGAATGTGACTTATACATAACCTTTACTCCTTAATCCACCACTCAAATAACTTCCAATTGTAAAGTTTTCTCTTACGTTCTTCGGAGAGTATGTTGTTGTCATACTCAAAACAAAAGTACTTGTTACCGGTAGTCTAAAATCATCTACTTCAACGTAATCTACATCTGCATCTAAGTTGTACGTAAAATCCCTGATAAGCACTGGTACATTCTTGTAAACACCATGTGCTGTAAGTCTTAGTACAGGAGGCGGGAGTCCTTTATCAGGATCATTTTTGCCAAAATTCATTTTCATTGCGCCACGAAAGTATTGCATCCCAGCTAGAATGTGCCGCGCTTGCACTTCGTTTTCAATTACAATAGGTGCTGCAAGTGTAAGTTCTGTATTAGAGGACATTTCAAACGCACGTTGCTGAAAGTTCGAATGCGCCGGGTCATAAGAACTATAATTAGAACTTGAAATACTTGTCACAGTTGGTGTATATGGGAAGTTAAAGGTAGTTATACCTGAGCTGCCAAGTCTCCCACTTGGGTCCGTAATGAAAACATTCTGTGTAGATGCATATGGATTAGACATCATAATCTCCTAGATATTGTTATCAGTATTTATCGTTGTATAATATACGTACTTAACACTTGACAATGAATTATTTAGGATGTATAATAGTATTAATATTTAGGAGAATACCATCATGGCTCGCAGAGTACAAAAATATTTAAACAATAAAGATATGCTGAAACAAATACATATCTCTAAATCTAATTTTTCTTGGTTTGAAGACCGTGAAAAGCATCATCAGTTTGATGTTATTATTGATAACGTTTCTGGAGAACTAGACGTTGCGGCTGAAATCCGTGAACTAGAAGCAACAGCACGTGAAAACCGTGCAAATCGTATTCAAAAAGAAGCATGGGATTTGAACACAGATAAGAAAATGAAACAGGCAAACTTTGCAGTTGATCATGATTCATTTGCACAAGATGAACTAGTATTTCGTGTTATGACATTCGAACATATCCCAGATGAACCTGGACGTAAAGCAAACCCGAAAACAGTAGCAGATCATAAAGTTAAACTTCCGTTTCCTCCATTCAAACATTATGTCATTGATGGAAATGATATTCGTGAAGTTGGTATCTCGCACCATAATACAAAAACAAAAGAGTTTGATATCGTTACTGGTCGTGTAACAGCAACACTTGCTAACATGTATATCAAACTAGTAGAACGTTATTCGCAACGTGCTAACTGGCGTGGGTACACATACATTGACGAAATGCGCGGACAAGCATTATTACAGTTGACCCAGATCGGTCTACAGTTCAATGAAGCTAAGTCAGATAACCCATTCGCTTATTACACAGCGGCAGTTAATAACTCATTCACTAGAGTACTAAACATTGAAAAGAAAAATCAAGGTATTCGTGATGACTTGCTAGAGAATAGCGGACAAGCTCCGTCATGGACACGTCAACTTGAGCATGAAATGAAATCAAGTGAGCGTTGGCAAAAAGTTATCAAGACTAAAATTACAGACGCTTCAATTCCAACTGAAACAATCAAAGAGATTTATGCAGACGATGACTAATCTATTCAACAAACTTGCGTTCTTTACAGATATACATTACGGTATGAGAAACAATGCGCGACTTCACAATGAAGATTGTGGCGCATTTGTGGACTGGTTCATTGAACAAGCTAAAGCTAAAGGATGCGAAACATGTATCTTTGGTGGAGACTGGCACCATAATCGAGCAAGTTTGAATATTTCTACTATGAAATATAGTCTTGAAGGTCTACGAAAACTAAGTAAAGCATTTGATAAAGTGTATATGATTAAAGGCAATCACGATTTATTTTATCGTGAAAGCCGTGAGATTAGTAGTATCGAATTTGCTAAAGAATTTGATAATATAATTCTTGTGGAAGATACAATGATTGAAGGTGATGTTGCACTTGTCAGTTGGCTAGTAGGCGATGAATGGAAGAAAGTTCCAAAGATCAAATCAAAGTATATGTTTGGTCATTACGAACTTCCTACATTCAAACTTAATGCTATGGTAGAAATGCCAGATCACGGTGGTCTTAAAATGAATATGTTTAAACACCAAGACTATGTGTTTACTGGACATTTTCATACTAGACAAGTCAAAGGAAACGTTATCTACACCGGTAACGCATTCCCACACAACTTTTCAGATGCGTGGGACGATGAACGAGGCTGGATGTATCTAGAGTGGGACAAAGAACCTGAATTCTTTGCTTGGCCAGATGCTCCTAAATATAAAACTATCAGACTATCTCAGTTACTAGATGATCCAGCTAAGTTCTTGTTGCCTAAAACAACAGCAAAGATTTCATTAGATATTGATATCTCATACGAAGAAGCAAACTTCATCAAAGATACATT